AAACATAGAAATTCCTTCGTGATTAGAAGAAGAATGCGTGCTTCATTATTAAAATATGATGTAGCTGCAAAACGTGTTTGGGTTGATTTTATACATAAACATTATCATAAGAGTGAATAAGATATATATTTTTAAAAGAAAAAGACTACTGAACGTAGTCTTTTTTGTTTATCAGGTATTTATATATAAAATAAAAGCATGTCGATTTTCAGATCATATTATTTAAAAAATAATACTTTAATTGGTAATAATTTAACAAATAATTCTCAGAATCCTGTTACTGAAATATCATATGGTACTCTTGACAAGCAGGTGAGTAGATTTATTTTTGATATTGATTTAGATAATTTGAAAAATAAAATTGCAAATGGTTTTATTAATCCAAATAGAATTGTAAAACATGTGTTGCACATGACCAATACAATTAGTTATGCTTCACAGTATCTTGGAAAAAAATCATATTCTTTAGGAATTGACAGGGCAAGTAGTTTTGAATTGGAATTGTTTAATATTAATGAAGATTGGGATGAAGGTTCTGGGTATGATTTTGAATATGACGATGCTAAATTTCCTTATGTAGATACAGTACCATCAATTTTATATCCGCAAGCATCTAATTGGTCAGCCAGAACAACCACACATAATTGGACAATAGCAGGTGCTTATCTTAGTGGTATAACACAAATTATTGGTACTCAAAAATTTGAAAAAGGCAATGAAAATATTGAAATAGATGTCACTGATTATATAAATCAAAGATTATTTAATACTGGTTATACTGGAACAACAGCATTTACAGGTGATTCTTTTGGTTTAGGTGTTAAATTTATTGATACGTTTGAAGAACTTGATCCTGAATTCAGACAAGCTGTTGCATTTCATGCAAAACATACAAATACTTTTTATGAACCATATGTTGAAACAATAATCGATGATACTATCATTGACGATAGAAACTATTTTTATTTGAATAAAGATAATGATTTATATTTATATGTAAATATTGGTGGTTTTCCACAAAATATTACAGTAAATAAAGTTGATATATATGATTATGAAGATAATTTAATTAAAACAATAAGTGGTGTTACTGGTATTACTAACGTGAGTAAAGGAATTTATAAAACAACATTAAATATATCACAATGGAATGGTATTAATCTTAGTGGAAATACATATCCAGATGCTGTTATATTTAGAGATGTATGGTCATTATATATTAATGGTAAAGCAACAACATATGAAGGAGAAATTTATTTAATTTCAAAAGATAAATATTATACGTTTGATAATTCAAATCAAATTAATTTTGAAAATTATTTTTTTTATTTTTGGGGTATTGGTGAAAAAGAAAATATTATTGCGGGTAGTGTTAAAAAAGTAAAATTAACGATAAAAGAATTGTATGCCAATCAAAATAAATTTTTACCCTTAGATATTGAATATCGTTTATTCACAACATCAGGTAAAAAATATGAAATTGAGGTAATACCATTCACTCCTGTAAATAGAACAAATACTGGTTATGAATTTAATCTTGATACTTCATGGTTAATACCACAAGATTATTTCTTACAAATTAGAATGAAAAATGGTAGTTATTATGAGAATAAACAAACACTCTCATTTACTATTGTTTCGGAAGGTAATTTAATCGTTTAAAAATCAAAAAAAATCAAATTATTTTTAAAAAGTCTTGTATTTATGCTAAATGAGATATAAATTTGCATTGTAATTATAATAACTGAAAATAACTTTACTGTAATAAATTTTATTAAAATGTTAGAAAATGAAAACACGACAAACACTCAAAGTAGTGATTTGTCAAAATCGAACAGGCAATTCGCTGATTATCACAAAAGACCAACAAAACGTAGAACAAAAGAAGAAATTTTAGCGAAATATTTCGTTCCACGTAATGAAAAAGAAGTTTTTAGAGTTTTACCACCAAAAGCAGGTAAAAAACCAATTGAAGAAGCATTTTTTCATGTTCTTACCACAAACATTGCTGGTGCAAAGAAAAAACACGGAACAATTATTTATTGTCCTGCTCACAATGACCCAAAAGTAAAAAAATTGGATAAAGATGGTCATGTAGCATTAGATGGTAATGACAATCCTACAATGATTCCAGCACCATGTCCATGTTGTAAAAAAGCAAAAGATATGCTTGCTGAACAGGATTCTTCTGTAAAAGGAAATGTAAAAAAAGAAAATTTAACTGATGCACAGCAAAAAATCTTTGATAAAAACAAAGAGATTTTTATTGAAGCAAATAAATGGCAAGCAAAAAAATTCTATATTCTTCGTGGGATTGATAGAAATCGTCAAGGAGATAGTGTTAAATTTTGGAGATTTAAACATAATTTCAGAGGCGATGGTGTTTTTAACAAACTTCTTCCTGTTTTGGAAGAATTCAATGTACTTAATCAGGTTGATTTTACTGATAAAAATAATGGTACTGATTTAAGTGTTAGTACAGCCGAAGCTAATTTTAATAATCGTAATTATAGAATGGTTTCAGCAATTATACCTCGTGGTAAATCACCTCTTAGTACTGATCCACAACAATTACAAATGTGGCTTAACGATAATATTACTTGGAGAGAAGTATTTTTACCGAAAAAAACACCAATTATTACATCATATCAATTTCTTGAAATGATAGTAGCTGGCATTAATCCTTATTGGGAAGATAGTGATGCAAATAATAAACATTGGGTATTTCCAAATAATCCAGAATTAGAAGCACGTGCAAATACTCGTACACAAAATCTTGATGCTGATGTTGAAGAAAATTTTGAATATGCATCAGATTTAGCAGATTTTGATGAATATGCAAGTACTCCTGTTGCTAATGCTACACCTGTAAATGTTACTACACAGGTTAATAATACTGAAAGTGTTAATAATATTGATGTGGAAGCAGTTAATGTATCTGAACCAAATAAAAATCAGGTAGGAACAGAAGTTCATAATGACTATGATGAATTGCCATTTTAATATGTAGTTAATTAATAAATAATAATTGGATTAAAAAAGGGGAGATGAAATTTTCCCCTTTTTATCTTATAAAAATAATTTTAATATTATGACAAAAATTGTAGAAGAAGTACCTTCAAATGATAAGGCACGTAAACCAATAGCAAAAAAAGAATATTCATTAGAAAATTTCAAAAAAAAAGTTGGTGTTGCAGATGTTCCAGATAAACCATTACAATGGATAAAATTATCCCCAAGTATGGAAAAAGCTACTGGACTTCCCGGATTTGCTAAAGGATATGTAAATCTTGCAAGAGGATATACAAATACGGGAAAATCAACTTCTATTTGTGAAGGAATTGTAAGTGCTCAAAAAATGGGTATTTTACCAATTATAATTGATACTGAAAATAGTTTAGGTACTGATAGATTAAAATTAATGGGTTTTGATTGGAAAGATAATCATTTTTTAATTGATAATGAGTATATTCTTGAAAATTTTGGTAAAAAACAAGATAAAGATAGAAATGAAGCAGCAATTGAAGACCTTGCCAAATGCATATATTTTTTTATAAATGAACAAGCTGCAGGTAATTTACCATTTGATTTATGTTTTGCTATTGATTCAATTGGTACATTAAATTGCATTAGAACAATTAATGCATTAGAAAAAAACGACAGTGATAATAATATGTGGAATGCAGGTGCATATGAAAAATCTTTTATGTCAATGCTTAATAATACAATACCAAATAGTAGAAAAGAAAATAAACAATATACAAATACTTTAATTGCAACACAAAAAATTTGGTATGATTCAATGAATAAAGGAATAAAACATAAAGGAGGCGAAACTTTTTGGTCTGGTTCAAGATTAGTATATCATTTTGGTGGTGTTCTTACACATGGAACAAAAAGAGTTGTTGCAACAAGTAAAAAACGTGATGTTGCTTATGGTATCGAAGTTAAAGTAAATGTAAATAAAAATCACATTGACGGACCGCTTGGTGGTATTTCAATGGAAGGTACAATAGTATCAACACCTCATGGATTTATATTTCCTGAAGAACTTGATGTATATAAAAAGAAAAATATTTTATTTTTTCGTAATCTTTTTAAAACTGTAGACACAGACGCTGATAATCTCAATGTTGATGATATTGAAATGAAAACAAGAAACATTGATGCAAATGGTAATGTTTCATTCGAAGATGATTTTGTTGATAAAAGTTCGGAAATACCAGAAAGTGAAAATGAATGAAAACACGCACATTATTAATTGATGCATCATATTTACTTAAACGATCTTTTTTTGGTGCTAAAGATGTGTATACTAAGTTTGGACATTTGGGGGCAGTTTATCAATTTTTAACTACAACACGCAAATTGATTAAAGAACATATGTCAAACAAAGTAATATTAATTTGGGATGGTCAAAGAGGCGGTATTCAAAGATATCAAATTGATCATGAATATAAAGCTAATCGCAAAGATAAATGTTGGAATGAAGACGATAAAATTGTGCTTACTGAAGCTGAAATTCGTAGAGAAAAAGATAAAGAAATTTCACTTTTAAAACAAAGAGTAAGAATTCAAGCATATGCAGAAAATTTATTTTTAAGACAAATCGAAATAGAGGATATTGAAGCAGATGATATAATTGCTGCATATTGTTTAAAATATAATAATAAGGAAGAACTCTTCATTTATTCTAATGATCGTGATTTTGCTCAATTATTGGATTTAAATATAACAATATTATTTTCAAATATTGATCAGCCAGTAAATAAATTGAATTATTTTATGTATTTTAATCATCATTATTTAAATGCATTAATACTTAAAATAATATGTGGTGATGTTTCAGATAATATTAATGGTATTGATGGAATGGGAGAAACTATTCTTTTAAAATATTTCCCTGAGTTAAAATTTAAACATTTAACTGTTAGAGAAATATGTAAAAAAGCTGATGAAATTAATAAAGAAAGAATTGTAAATAATAAAAAACCACTAAAAGCACTTGAAAATTTATTAAATAATATTGACAGATTAAAAATGAATTTTCAATTGGTAAATTTAAGAGAACCATTACTTAATGAACAAGCAGAAGAAGCATTAAAAGATATGGATATGCCATTATCACCAAAAGATAGAAAAAGTAAATATCTTTATGAAATGATGATGGAAGACGAATTTTTATCTGTATATGGTAGTACATTTGTTCAATATGTTGAACCATTTTATACAGTTATTATGAATGAAAAAGATTTACTTACAGAGTATTATAAAAATAAAAAGAATAAATTATAAATGTCTTTCACTTTTGAAAGATTTTACTTAATTTTGATTAGTTTATTAACAATTTAAATAATTTAAAAATGAACGAAAAGGGAAATAACAACGTATTTTGTTTTTCATTATATCAAGAAAAAATCTTATTAGGAGAAAAAATATTTGATGCAGATCAATTTAATCCTTTTACAAGATATTCAATTGATATAAGAGATATCTTACCACAAATAATTTCTAAATTACAAAAAACACTTTCTAAAAAAAGTTATGAAATAATAACATCTGTTATTGATGAAACACAATATAATCCACAACCGATTATTCAAAAAATTGAAGAAAAAGTAATTAAAGGTGTTGAATGTAAAATTGGTTTATATATCAATGATAATCCAATTGTTGAAAGATTATTTTATGTTGACGGTTTCAATCCTCTTGCAAGATGGTCTACTGATTTAACTAACGACATTGTTGAAATCAGTGATAATATTCTTAATCATATAAAAAAGACAGATGTTAAAAATATGTGGGATGATTATGATTTAATTAATCGTAAAGGATTAACAATTAATCAGATCAGAGAACTTTCACCTGCAAAAAGAGAAGAAATGTTAAAAAGAATTTAATATCAAACATTATTAAATCTTTGTTTATTAAAATCTTTTTTTGTTTTACTTTTTTTTATTTGTAATGTTAAAAATTTAACAATTTTTTGTATATCGTTAATGTCTAAAATGAAATCATTCCATTCGTTTAGGTTATTATCTTTTAATGAAAAATGAACGCATTTAAACGTATCTAATGGTTCAATAATCATTTTATCACTTAGAGAATTAATTATTAAATTTTTCATTAAAAATATTTTTATAAATCACCTATTGGTTTTTCCACCAGAGATGATTCTGGTTCATCATTATTAATACCAGCATCTTTACACCATTTTTGTATTGTTCGTATTGATATACCCATAAGTTTAGCTGCAATTTCTTTTTCTTTTGGAAATTTTGTACAAAATTCAAGACATGCATTTTTTTGACTTTCTTTGATTTTTGTTCGTCCGTCAATTGATTGTGAATCAATCATTAATTTTGGTAAATCAAACAAAATTGATAAATATTCATTAGTATATCCTAATAATTTCATTTTTAAAATAGTATCATTTCGAACAGTAATGCTCATGTTTTTATATTTTTGTTGTTCAATTCCAAACATCAATCTAACAAATGCTTCACGATAACTATTCATAATAATATCTGAAACTTCTTTTGCTCGTGGATCAACAGGTAATTTATCGGTTGTAATCCAACCATTTGGTAATTTATCATTAAGAAAATCCAGATCAAATGTATAATGTTTTTCGTAATGATATAAGGCACTAAATATTAAAATTAACCTTTTATGCATTATCCACATACGTTTAAGAACATCAGGATTAAATTTGTAAATATATTTAATATCATTTTCAAACATTTTATATTGTTCAAATAAATTTTTATCAATTTCTTCAGTTAAATCCAAATAAAGTGGTTCTTTTAAATCATTTAGTCCTTTCCAAAGTTGAAAAAAATTAGTTTTATTTGTTTCAATCATTTCATTAATAAATTCATAAAGAATATTTTCTTCTTTTTGTTCCAACTCATTTTTATAATTAATTTCAAACGCTAAAAATCTTGATAATAATCCGTTATCAACATTAGCATTGGCAAAGAAATTATATGCGGTTTCCGGTGTTGAAGCTAATGTCATTGATAAATATGTTTCATTAATTATAAATTTACTATCGGCAAGATTTTTCTGATATCTTTCATGACCCCAACATGTTAATATAAGATCAAGAAAACTACCATATCTTGAATTATTTGCACCAATAAGTGTTGAGGCTTCAGTTGTGGAAATAATTGCCCTGCCACTATTTTTTTTAAGTTCTTTTACAAATCCGGCTTTAGTTACATCTGCACCAATAAATATGCTTCGATATGTCGGTGCGTGTTCAAGAAATGGTTTACCATCAGCAAGTGCCTGTGCTTCTTTATTTTTATAATCACGATATTCTGAAGCATTTTGTCTGTCGATTTTTTCTTCGATTTTTGCACAAATTTTTTGCATTTCATTAATTACATTTTTACCTGTTGCAAATTTAGCAATAACCCACATAAATAAATTTGCTTCATATTTATATGATCCAAAGTGTTTAAATCGAAGATTTGGTAAAATTCCACTAACATCACTAATACCTGCAAGTAATGCCATAAATTTTGGTACACCACTATATTTCATTAAAGGAATTTTTAACATACTTGGCAATTTACTATATAAATCCACTGGTGGTAATATTATTTCATCTTTTATTTTTTGATTAACATGCTTGGCAATTGCTTCTTTTGCCCTAATCAGATATTTATTTATACCTGACTTGTCACCATTAAAATCTTTCAAGAGATTATCATATTTGTCATCAACTTCTCCGTGATTATATTTAGGACTTACAGATGAAATGTTGTGATAAATTTCACGTCCGTTTTCACCAAAAGTACACAAAGAAAAACCATAGGATAACCATTCATTATAATCTTCAGTTAAATTAATTCCTTTTTCTACAAGAAATGTACTCATATAAAAACATTCTTGATATAATTCATCAGTTATTTCAGTTTTTTTATATTCAGCAAGTTCGGTTTTTTCAAATTCGTTTAATCTATCATTTATATTTTCGAATTTCCCGGTATATTTCCATATCCAACTATCATTCTTCTGATAAAGTTTTTCAATAAAAGGAATATAGCACATCCTGCTAATATCT